GTGGTGGTGCGGGAACTGTAGGATTGAATCCACCTACAAATGCAATTGCTGGTAATGGTGGTGCGGGAATAGCAAGTGCTATAAGTGGGTCTGTCGTTACCTATGCTGGTGGAGGCGGTGGTGGATGTGCTGCACCACTAGGTACTGGTGGTTCTGGTGGTGTTGGTGGTGGTGGCGCAGGAACAAGTTTAGTTGGCGCTGGTACGGCTGGTACTGCTAATACAGGTGGTGGTGGTGGAGCTACTGGTGGAAATACTGGTGCTGCTGGTGCAGGCGGTAGCGGTATTGTTATTCTCCGCTATCCAGACACATTTAATGCTGCAACAAGCACAACAGGTTCGCCTACCATATCTACATCAGGTGGGTTTAGAATATATAAATTTACAGCTTCTGGATCAATTACTTTTTGAGAATGAATCATGGAAAACGAAGTAACCCACAAGCAAATCTACGACAGACTCGTTGAAGTCGAAAGTAAGGTAGATAGCATAGATAAGAACACCAAAGGGCTTGTAGAGGCTTTTGATGCTTTGCAAGGTGCTTTTAAAGTCTTGGGATGGATAGCCTCTGCTGCCAAGCCTATTCTGTGGGTGGGCGGTCTAATCATGGCGGCTGGTGCTGTCTGGCAGACGTTCATTAAAAAATGAAAGACTGATAAATGTTTGGATTTAGCGCATTCTCAGAAGCTCCATTTTCATCACTAGCTGGTGGATTTGTAGATGCTTCTGTTGCGCTTACATCTACAAGCACTGTAGATACTTCAGCATCTGCAATCTATGCGGGTGTAGCAACAAGTTCAAGTACATCTTCTATACAAACTGCCGCAGTAAGAACATTACAAGCCCAAGCAGATTTAGCATCTCAATCGTCAATTACAAGTTCTGCGGTTTCTATAATTTCTGCATTAATTCAATTTAATCCTCAGAGTTCTTTTGTATCTAGTGCAAGTTATACAACCAAAACCTTTGCAAATATTGACTCTGTTTCTAGTGTTGTTGCAAATGCTAGATACAAATGGGAAAATGAGGCAGATACTTCTGAATCATGGACTGATACTTCAGACCAATCAGAGACATGGACAACAGTTTCAGATCAATCAGAATCTTGGACAACAGTAAATTAAGAGGAAATCATGGCAGATACCACAACCACAAACCTAGCGTTAACAAAGCCAGAAGTAGGTGCTTCAACTGACACTTGGGGTACAAAGATCAATACTGATCTAGACACCATTGATGCCTTGTTTGATGCTGGTCCAGTACTAAAGAAAACCAAAGGTGGTACTGGTACTGCTTCTCCTGCATTGGTAGCGGGTACTAACATTGGTATCACAAACTCTTGGCCTAACCAGACTATTGCCTTCTCAGGTACTTTGCCTGTAGCAAGTGGTGGTACTAATGCAACTGCTAGTCCAACTGCGGGTGCTGTGGCCTATGGTACTGGTTCTGCTTATGCTTTTAGCGCATCAGGTACAGCAGGTCAGGTATTGACTTCTGGTGGATCTAGCGCCCCTACATGGGGTACACCTACAGTTGTTTCTCAACCTAATTGCACAGTCTATACATCAGGAACTAACACATTTACTGTTCCAAATGGAATTACCAAGATCATGGTAGAAGTATGGGGTGGTGGTGGTGGAGCCGCTATTAGTACTCAAGGTGGTGGTGGTGGTGGTTACTCAAAAGGCATATTAACTGTTACTCCTGGCAATACGATTACTGCTACTGTTGGCGCAGGTGGAACTGGCGGTCAGGCAATCGGTAATGATGGAGGTACTGGTGGCACATCTACTTTTAGCACAATAAGTGCTACTGGTGGTGCAGGAACAGGTAGTGGGAATGGTGCAGGTGGCGTTGGGAGTGGTGGATCTATACTTAACCTTAGAGGCTCAAGGGGGCAACTTATTGGTAGTGGTTCTATAGGCACAGGAGGTGTTGCTCCTTATTCTGGTGCATTTACATTAGCAAGTGGTCAAGCAAGTGGCCCAGGTGGTGGTGGTTTTGGTGATGGCAATAACAGTGGTACAAGTGGTAATGCGGGTCAAATCAATGTCTGGTACTGGACTGCTTAATGCCAAATGTCAACCAACAATTAGATGCGCCAGCAGTTCCAACGCTGGCATCTTCATCTAATTCTTACTCACAAGACTTACAGAATCAGAACAATTCTGTAACTAGAACATTCTTTACTAAGCTAATTAATGTTGTGAGTAATATTGTTGGTCGAAAAGGTGGCAGATACTTAAACAATCCCTATGGGGCTTTTCAAGATTCAACAGACCAAGTAGCTGCAAACACAACAACTGCTTATGCCATAACATTTAACACTACAGATTTTTCTAATGGCGTGACTATGGCCAGTGGATCTAGAATCACTGTGGTTGATTCTGGTATTTGGAACTTGCAGTTTTCCATTCAACTAAAAAACACCACAAACGATGGTCAAGATGTGGATATTTGGTTTCGTAAAAATGGAACAAATATTGACAACTCAAACAGTAGATTTCACCCTCCTCCAAGAAAAAGTTCTGGTGATCCAAGCCATATCATTGCTTCATTGAATTTCTTTGTTGAAATGGCTGCTAATGATTACATTGAGATTATGTGGAGAACTGAAAACACTGGTGTAAGTATTGAGCATTTTGGGACAAGCACAAGCCCCACACGCCCTGCTGTGCCATCTGCCATCGTCACGATGAGTTTTGTATCAAACCTAACAACATAAATATATGGCATACATACCACTACAAATACCGCCTGGTGTCTACAAAAATGGCACAGAATACCAATCCAAAGGTAGGTGGAATAATTCCAATTTAGTTCGTTGGTTTGAAAATACTATTCGCCCTGTGGGTGGATGGCGTAAACGTGCTTCTGCACAACTTACTGGTTTAGCCAGAGGATTGATTAACTGGAAAGACAATTCTGGAAACAGACGTATTGGTATCGGTACACACTCAAAGTTTTACGCTATGAATGAAGCGGGTACTCTGACAGACATCACCCCAACAGATTTGGTTGTTGGTAGCGCAGATGCCATTCAGAAGCTTGGCTATGGCTACAGTACTTATGGCAATTTTGCTTATGGTGTTGCACGTCCCGATTTGGGATCAATTACTCCCGCTACAACATGGTCTTTGGACACATGGGGTGAGTACTTGGTGGGTTGCTCAACTGCTGATGGAAGACTGCTTGAGTGGCAGTTAAACACCGCCAATGATGCGGCTGCCATTACAAATGCTCCAATTTCATGTGTTGGGTTAATAACTACTCAAGAACGATTCTTATTTGCGCTTGGAGCAGGTGGTAATCCAAGGAAGATTTCTTGGTCAGATCAGGAAAACAATACTATTTGGACTGCTGCCGCCACTAACCAAGCGGGTGACTTTGAACTGACAACTATTGGTTCTTTGCAATGTGCCAAAAGAATACGTGGATTAACTATTATCTTTACAGATGTAGACGTACATACTGCAACCTATATTGGCCCACCTTATATCTACAGTTTTGACAGAGTTGGAACTGGATGTGGTGTTATATCCAAGCAAGCCGCAGCGGTTACAGATAACTCTTGTCTATGGATGTCTAGGTCTGGGTTCTGGATATATGATGGTTTTGTAAAGCCATTGGTTTCTGATGTTGGCGACTTTGTTTTTAACAACATTAACTACACCCAATCTTCTAAGATTTATGCCGTACATAACTCTGCTTTTGGTGAGATTTGGTGGTTTTACCCAAGTGCTACAAGCAATGAAGTAGATTCTTATGTGTCTTACAACTACAGGGAAGGTCATTGGGCTGTTGGCACTTTGGCTAGAACTTGTGGAACAGACCAAGGTATCTTTGCCAATCCATTGATGGTTTCAACTGATGGCTACGTTTATGAACATGAAGTTGGCTTTGCCTATGATTCACAAACATTGTTTGCTGAGTCTGGACCAGTAGAGTTAGGTGCGGGTGATCGTGTTCTAAGCCTTACTGGGATGATTCCTGATGAGAATACTTTGGGTGATGTACAGGCTAGGTTTAGCACTAAGTTTTACCCAACAAGTACTGAATATTCCTATGGCCCATATTCAATGGCAAACCCAACTTCTTTACGCTTAACTGGTAGGCAAATAGCGGTCAAAATTGAGGGTGCTAGAAACGCTAATTGGCGTGTTGGCATTATCAGATTTGATGGGAAAATGGGTGGTTTGCGTTAAAAACTAGCAATTTAAGTGAATTAATAATATGATAGATCACGATAGTCAAGATTGGCGTGAAATAAGGAATGCCAAACTGTTAGAATGGTTTGGTGGCAACCAGAGTGCTGTAGACTTTTTAGTCGCTTTATCAAGTATTGCTGAGTTATGGGATGACTTAGTAGATAAAGATAAAGAGCCTAGTCGTAAAGAGATAGATGCTGTCTTTTGGAACGCACTGGTGACGCTACCTACAAATGAGTTCTTTAATCAAAATAGGGCGTTTCTAATGCCTTTAGTGATTCAGAGTATAAATGCTTGGCAAGACTCTGTAGAACTTGAAAGTGGTAATGCCAATGACAGAGCCTATGCGCTCACATTGCGTATTATTTCATTACAAATAGCACCAATGATAGTCTTATTGCTTAGAGGACAAGAAGCAATGAGAGAAACTAGTACGGAAATGTGGCGGTATTTCACCTCACATGATGATGCAATTAAATGGATACAAGGGGAATAATATGTCTCTAGGCGGCTCAAGCGAAAGTCAACAGCAATTAGACCCTGCATTGCGGGATCTATTTCTACAAAACTATCAAGGCGCTCAAGGCACTGCGAGTGGATTACAAGCCCGTCAGTTTGCAGGATTTACTCCTGACCAAGAACAGGCTTTTGCACTAAACCGCTTATATGCAAGCCCAACTAGTGCGGCTAGTTTGTATGCTACTGATGCCGCCAATATATTAAAGCAAGGCGGTCAATATCAGCCACAGAATGTTCAATATCAGAATGCTATTGCACAAGGCTACACCCCTGCTCAAGCACAAGCCGCCCAACTAAATCGTGGCAGTATTCAGAATGTAAATGCCGCAGGTGTTACTGGTTCTCAAGTTGCAAGAGAAGCTTTTGGATCTCTTGCTCCATCGGCTAGTGCAAACATTCGTGATGTTACGCCAGCATCATTCTTGAATCAGAATATTCAAGCGTACATGAATCCTTATACTAAGGCGGTTACTGAGCAAAGTTTGCAGGATTTGGAGCGTTCTAGACAACTAGAGCAAGTTAAGACTTCTGCCCAAGCTACTGCTGCTAAAGCCTTTGGTGGTTCACGCCAAGGTGTTGCAGAAGCAGAGACTAATCGTGCTTATGGTGAGAATGCGGCTCGATTACTTGCTCAACAGAATGCTGCTGCTTATCAAAATGCTCAACAGATTTCTGAGGCTGATCTTGGTCGCATGATGCAAGCACAACAGTTGAATCAAGCTAAAGACTTGGCTACAACTCAACAGGCATTAGCTTTGTCAGGTCAATTTGGTTTGGCTAATCAAGATGCGGCTTTACGTGCATCTTTGGCTAATCAAGGTGTTGATGTGTCTACTGGACAACTTAATACTCAAAACCTTCAACAAATAGCATTGGCTAATCAGGCTGCTGCCAATCAAGCAGGTCAGTTTGGTGCTTCTGCTCAGAATGCTGCGGCTTTGGCTAATGCTCAGAATCAGTTGCAATCTTACTTAGCTAATCAACAAGCAGGTTTGCAAGCTAATCAACAAAGAACTACTGCTGGTGGTCAACTTGCTAGTGCCGCTACTAACTTGCAAAACCTTGGCTTTGGACAGGCAAACCAGTTGCGAGATCAGGGTTTGTTGCAACAAGGTTTCACTCAACAACAGTTGGATGCAATCCGCAATCTGCCTTTGGAGCAACAACAGATTCTCAATCAAGCATTGGGTATCAATGTTGGTGGTGGCTCTGGTATGCAACAAACCTCTTCATCAGGCCAAGGTTTATTTGGTCTATTCAGATAAGGAATTTATATGTTTAATATTGGGTTGTTATCTGATGCTGCATTGACGGGCTTGTCTGCTGCTGACAAAGAATCAATGCAAAAGCAAGCCACTCAACAGTTCTTGTTGGGTAGTTTGTTAAGTGGTGATCCTGGTGTTGGCTTTAAGTCAGCATCAGACATCCCCGCTACTGCAATCTCAATGCAAGATATGTTGCGTAAGAGCCAACAAGCTCAAGCAGATCAAGCCGCTTTAGAGGGTTTCCGAGCTAGGTACACTCCTACTAAATTCCAAGAAGCTAACCCTGAGTACGTGGGTCCTGTTACGCCAGATCAATTGGCTCAACAAGAGCAAATTAAAGGTGCTAGAGCGCAAGGTTTGCCATTTAATATACAAAATGCTTTGCAAGATGTATTGGCATTGCCTACTGCTGCTCAAAGCGGTATGCGTGAAACTATTACTGCGTTGCAACCAAGAGTTCAAGGCGACTTGTTGATGAACCCTAATATGCAAATCATTCGTGGCTTGCCATCACAAAAAGATTTGGTTCAAACTCAACTTAATGCTGCAACAGGTTTATATGAGTCAAGGCCAGTTGTCGGAGGTATGCAAGCTAGGATTCAGTCTACTCCTCCTGAAGTATCTGCAAATACTATGCTTGTTCCATTGCAAGGTGGTGGTTTTGTTCAAAGATCAATACCTGGTGGTCCAGCTGCGGTTGGAGAAATTGAATCTGCTAAAGCTATTGCTCAAGCTAGTGGTCAAGTTGAGCGAGTTGTTGGTGCAGATGGAACAGAATATTTTGTTCCTAGATCTGCATTGCTTACTCAGCGTCCAACAACAGGTCAAGCTGGAGTAACAACTGGTGGCGCACCTATTGGTGCAGTAGCCAAAGTTTCTCCTGCTCAAGCAACACTAGATACCGCAACCAATGCTCGATTCTTAGATTTCTCTAAGAACAGCCTAGAGTCTGCAAATAGTGCTAGTGGACGTAAGATTGCCGCTGAACAATTGTATGATCTTGCAACACAAGTTAACAACAATAAATTAACTGGTCTGCAAGCAGGTGTTTATGGATACATGAATGCAATTCCAGGTGTTGGAAAGTTATTTGAGCAGGACATTACTGATGTAACCCGCATGACTCAGATGATTAAGACAGCACAGTTAGAAAAGACTGCAATGCAAAAAGGTGCTGCCAGTAACTTAGACGCTACAACGATTGAGAAAAGCTACGCATCTATAACAGATCCTGCTTCTTCAACAAGAATGGCTGCCGCCTTTGAGGTTGCACTTGCTGATAAAGACGTTGCTAAAAATCAGTTTGTTGAAGCCTATAAAGGTGATCCTGGCAAGATAAGCACAGCATGGCAAAATTCTCCAGAAAATAAACCAATTTTTGCTCATCCAAAATTTAACCAGTTCCTTACTGAACAAGTTAATGCTTGGAGTCAAGGTGGCGCTCAAGGAAAGCCTGTGCTTCCCGCAGGATTTACATTTGGTACTGGTAAAAAATCAGGTGAGTTTCAAATTAAACGTCCTGATGGCTCAATCTATCGCATAGGTCAATAATGGCGACTAAAGACGAAATCTTTGCTTTTGCTGCTCAAGAGGCAGAGCGCCAAGGTGTTCCTCTTTCGTTAGTACAGGGCGTGGTTGATACAGAGTCTGGTGGTGCTTTTAATGCCATTGGGCCGAAGACTAAAACTGGTGATCGTGCCTATGGTCCTATGCAGTTGATGGCCACTACTGCCAAAGATCTTGGCGTTAACAGGATGGAATGGAAAGATAACATCCGAGGTGGTGTTAAGTATCTAAGCCAGTTATCACAAAGATACGATAACCCAGATTTAGTTCTTGCTGCATATAACGCAGGGTTGGGTAATGTAGACAAGTATGGCGGTATTCCTCCATTTAAAGAAACACAAAACTATGTTCAAAAGGTTAAAAACTTTATGGCTAAATCTACAACTGATGATGAGTTTGTTCCTTTCGGACAAGGTTCAACAACTCAAGCGCCTACTCAAACTGTAGGTGCTGATGATTTTGTGCCATTTACTGGTTCACAAACACAAGTTAAACAACAAGTACAACAAACACAAGTTGCCCCTAGTCCTGCTGAGTTCATGCAGAGTGTTAGACAACAAGCCTTTCAGCCTAGAACTCAGTTTCAGCAAGATGTTGCCGCAAGTTTTAACCCATTAGATGTATTTCGTGGAAAGACTACTACTGGAAATTTAATTACTGGTACTGCTAATTTAATGTCTCAAGGCATTAAAGGTGGTTTGAGTGCGCTTGGCTTGTCTGATGAATACCTTGGCATAGATCGCACTAAAGAACAACCTACTTTAGGTCCAACACCATCATTAACTGACATTCTAAAAGGCACTTATAACGTGGCTACAGAGCGCCCAGGACTGCTTGTTGGTGGCATGGGTACTGGTTTACTTGATCCTGTAAATTTATTGTTGCCTGGTGGTTTGCAAAAATCTCTTATTGCTGGTACTCCCGCATCATTTGCTAAAGCCGCACCTAGAACTGCTGCTTTAGCTCAGAATGTTTTAACTGGATCAACTACTGCTGGAATAACATCTGCTGCCCAACAAGCCGCAGATACTGGCACTATTAATCCTATGCAACTAGCAAATGAAATTACTGCTGGTGCATTAATGACATTGCCAACTGCTACTGTTAGTGGATTGACTACCCCCAAAAGGCCAGCCAATTTAACTCAAGCTCAATTGGTTGCTGAACGTGCTATTGCTGAAGGCGCTACATTGCCTCCAACGCAAGTTAATCCATCAATGCTAAATAGAATCATTGAAGGTATTTCTGGCAAACAACAAACAAGCCAAATTGCTTCTGTTAAGAATCAGCAATTGGTTAACGAACAAGCTCGTAAAGCTTTAAACCTTGCTCCTGATGTTGAAATAACACCACAAGTGTTACAGCAATTTAGAGCCGAAAAAGGTTTGGCATACGATGCTTTAAGAGCTAATCCAACATATTACGCAGACAAGTCGTTTTTTGCAGAACTTAATAAAGAGACATCTAGACTGCAAAACATGAAGGCTTTAGATGTATCGTCAGAATTAAAACTGTTAAATAATTTAAAGCAAATGAACTTTAACGGGGATGAGTTGGTTGAGTCAATTAAACGACTTAGAGATAGCGCACAAACAAACTCATCACCTCTTGCTAATGCTAGAGACAAAGATCTTGGTAGAGCGCAAAAGTTTGCTGCCCAACAACTTGAAGCACTTGCAGAACGTAATCTTAAAAACTTTAATCAACCTGATGTAATGACAAACTTTAAACAAGCTCGTCAAGACATTGCTAAAAGTTATACGATTGAAAAAGCTTTAAATGCCGCTACTGGAAATGTATCAGGAGCTGTATTAGGCCAAAGAGCCGCTACTGGCAAGATTGTTCCTGCTGAACTTCAAAATCTGGCAAATGCTGCAGGTGCATATCCAACTGCATTCCAAAATGTTGCAAGGATTGGTAGTGTTCCTGGCTTTAGTCCATTGGATATTGGAACCGCAGGTATTGCTAGTGCAGCATCTGGAAATCCTGCTGTTTTGTTGAGTGCGGCTACAAGACCTACATTGCGTTCTGTTGCAGTATCACCAATGTTCCAACGTAATATGTTGCCTAGCTCACAACCACAAGCGCCAGGACTACTGAATCAAATAACTTCCAATCCATTGCTAAACTATGGGTTAGGACAGATGCCTCAGTATGATGCTGATCGTTTCTTGCTCCCTAGATAACATGAAAGATTGGACTGTAGCAATCATTGCGGCAGTCTGTATTACTTGCTTTGTCATCTTTTGTAGCTACATTATTGTTTGGGCGTACCCGTGAAATGGCTACTGATGCTGTCTATGTTGTTTACATTGGTGGCATCTAGTAAAGACAAAACTGAATATCGTTGTGTTAGATGGGCATGGACAGGTGATGTTTACAACCGAAAGGTAGTATGCCTTGAGTGGCAAAAGGTTGAGAAAAAATGATTGACCCAATCACGGCTCTAGCTGGCATACAGTCAGCAATCAGCATGGTCAAGAAGGCAGCAGGTGTTGCCCAAGACCTAGGATCACTTGCGCCCATGATTGGTAAGCTATTTGACGCTAAGTCTGTAGCTACCAAAGCGATGCTTCAGGCTAAACAGTCTGGCAAAGGCTCAAACATGGGGACTGCCCTCCAGATTGAGATGGCTTTAGAACAAGCCAGAGCGTTTGAGGAAGAGTTAAAGATGCTCTTCATGCAGACAGGAAAGATTGACGTTTGGAACAAGATTAAAGCTCGTCAAGCAGAGATGGACTTAGCAGATGCAAAAGAGATTAGTGCATTAAAGAAAGCAGAAAAAGAAGCTAAACA